TCTGTATAATATCAATGGGTTTGCGTTCATCAATGGTCATGATGCCATCGATTAATATTTTCTTTTTGTAGTCAAGTTCTAAAATAAGTAAATCTCTTTCTATTGATTTGTCAGAACAAAGAGCGGTAAATATTTGAGATAATTCAAATGCTTTTGTTGGAAACATCTTGTAAAGTGCATTTACAGATATAACGGTGTTTGAATGGTACATATCTTTCATTGCTCTCATAATGTCTTTATGAAAGCCTGAGAACCATTCAGGATCTGTTTTACCGATGAACGCCTTTGCGTAATCCGTCTGCATCATTGCAGATATCACATTTATTTCAATCATTTAAATTAAGTTTAGAGTAAGACTTAGATACTGTTTCAATTTGTTTTGACTTATAAGGCAATTCGTCTTGCCACTTTTTTAGATTTATATATTTTTCAAAATAAGGTAAAAATTGTAACTTATCATTATCTATATGATTTTTAACGTATAAAGGTAAATGTTCTTCAATTGCCTCAATAGTCTTCTTCGATAGTTTTTTAAACCTATCTAATGATGTTTGCTTTGTACCTCTTTTTGTATATGTATCCCAAAGTTTTTCAAACCTTTCTATTATACTATTATTATTATTTGTATTACTATAATTATTACTGTCGCAATTTTGCGGTGAGGGGTAGTCGCAATCCTGCGGTGAGGGTATACGCATTTCTGCGGTAGGGTTCATTGTGTCAACTACAAATATCTTTCTGCTTACAATTTCATTTTTATCATTCCTGGTAATAACTCTTCTTATAAGTTGTTTTGATTCTAAAAATGTTAAATCTCTTTGCAATGAATCAACTGAACACTTTAATATTTCAGATAGTGTTTTATTACTTGCATAGCAATAACCTTCACGCTTAGACATACCATTTAACACACCAAGCAAAATTGCTTGTCTATGCGTAGTCTTGTCTAAAATAAAAGTTTGAAATATTACGAATTTACCTGCTGAGTCCATAAAGCTGATTTTATTTCATTAATGTTTTCAGGAGTACCCCAATATTTACCTGAGATATGCTCAATGTAATGATCAAATTCTTCAACGTAAAAGTAATACTCTGTTAAAAATTCACCGTTTTTGTAAAGGTCAATTACTACTTCATTGCCTTCAATTCTTGTTTGTGTTTTAAAATTCATTGCATAAAAAAAGCCCATCAGATTTACGGTAGTGAAGGTACGCGTAAACCCAACAGGCTAATATCTTTTTAACTTTTGGAATCCTTCACATTCCAGTTAGTTGCTATTTTAACAGAGAGGCAGCAGGTGTTGTTACTACCCCTCTGATTTGGTGTATGCAAATATAAACTAAATTTCGGGATTTTCCAACTGAATAAATCCAGTATGTCTATTACTTCCCATTTCTTTTAAAAATTGCACTTCTACTTTTGCGGAGTTAATGATTACCTGTGCAACGTCGCTAATTGCTCTTGCCTTCTCTATTTCCATGTCTCCGTCTTTAAGCATTTCAATAGTTTCAAATAGATGGTGTCTCAGGTCTTGAATTTTGTCTTTTGCCATGTTCTGTTATAATTCTTGTTATGTTCTTTTTTAAATGTATTACTTCCTGTAATTCCTCAGGTAAATGTACCCAGTGATTGCGTTGCATATGCTCCTGACGTGAAATTAATTTTAGATTTGAGATATCCAAGTTCTTTGGATTTCGGTCTAAAAATATAACCACTTCGTAAGGATCTAATTTAACGCCGTAATGTTCTTCGTATATAATTCTATGCTTAGGTCTATACTTGCCGTTGTGCTTTATTTCAATATATCCGTCTTTTGAAATTCTTTCTGTTCCTTCGGGCGTCCAATTGTGAGGTTTATGACCTTTTGGGAACTGAGTTTCTTTGCCACCTATTTGAATGCCTTTTTTACCTTTGTTCCAGCTTGTCATACCCTTTTTAAATTGAGTAGGTATATTTGGCTTCACATTGTAGCAATGCGCTTTCTTATACTCCTCTGAACGTGCTATATTGTAACGTTGAGCAGCACAGTAAACAACGTGTCTTTTTGTTCCAAAGAATTGACAAATTTGGTCAATGTCAGTAGCAACATATAACTCTCTAAGTTTATCAATTTTCTCTGGTGTCCACCGAAATCTCATATCCTAAATCTTGTTTAACTTCTTCCTGTTGTTCCATTCGTTTCTGATAGCGTTCACCTCTTAAATGAGGGTAGTGCATTTGAAGTTTACGTCTGATTCTTGAAATGGTTGAAGCATTGGTCACTTTTCCCTGATAAAGCATATTGAAAAATTCATAAGTCTTGTAAGCGTAGTTACCATTGTCGTTCATTTCCATTTTCCAAAACTCTACCAGCAAAACATTGTCGTTGTCTCTCGCTTCTGAGTGATTCAGCAAAACTGCCGCCACTCTTTGTTCAATTAGTTTATTCATTTGTTACCTCCGTATGTTTGTTCGTATTCTTTTATTCTACTTAACCAATAATTGGCTCTGTTAAAATCTTCCATATCTTTCCAAAAAAAATATCTTTGATATAAAAAATTTATATTACTCATAATTTTGTTTTAAACATATTGTCGTAGTATTGTTCTGCATCAAAATTTACAAATAAAGGTGGTAGTTCGCCATGTTTAAACGCATCAATAATCTGCTGCTTCTCCATTTCTTTGCCTTGCTTTATAATATAAGTTACTTCATCTATATTCAACTGACCTTTAAGGTTGTCAATTAACCACTCTACTGCTGTTTGTTGTTTATTCATAGTTTTCTTTATAATAAGCAACCGCACAGTCTAACGCTATGTAAGGTTTACCTAACTCAATAGCGGAACTTTCGTGTGCCGTAATGATTTGATTCTTTTCCATTTCTTTAGCCTCTTTTAGATATTGGAAGCACTCCATTCTTGTTGGCTCTGTATTGACTAACTTGTCAAATAAGTATTCTACGGCAGTCATCATAGTTTTAATTTTCCTCTGTACATTGTTTTACGAACTTTAGCCTGGTGCTTCATTACCTCGTTAAAGTGAGCAGGATCAACGTAAGGTCTTTCCTGCTCCTGAAATGGTTCAGCTTCTTTTTGCTCTTGGTTAAACTCTTGTACTTTAATTGCAAGATACCATAGCAAGTACGCTATTGCAAAGAATACAATACAAACGATTTGAAAATAGTGGTGTTGTGTCATATTATCTATATCTTTCTTTAATCCAATTTGATAAAACTTCTAATTCCCTTTGTTCTGTGTCAGTAATTCCTACTGTTATTTTCTTATAGGATAATTCTGAAATCCTAATTGAAACATCTCTTAAATTCATTTCTTGTTCGTTTTTCATATAGCAAAGATATACCCATTTACCGCATATGCAAAATATTTTTTTCTTTTTGCAATTATTTTTGCAATATCTTACAATCTGATGACATTATTCAACAACTCAGCAGCAGCATTTAGCTTCTCGTCTATCTCGTCTTGGACTAAATGACGTTCTATTTCCGCAACGTGAATATGTTTTCCTTGTGGCATTCGTGGATCGTAGGAAACAAAGTAGCCTTTATCTAAATCCGCTGCAATCATTCCGAGTTGCATTTGCCAGTAATACTCAGGATGCAAAGTCTTTAAACTATCGGCATCGTAGATAGTAAAGTTTTTTAGGTGAATTGCTGAGTTATAAGGGCATTTAATTTCTAAGATAGCATCTTTGCTTAAACCGTCAGGAGAATAGCCGCTATTGTCTCCGTATGGGATGAATACATAGGTTTCACCTCCGTAGTAGGTAAACTCATCAAATGTAATTCTTGCGAAATGGTTAAAGGCATCAGATTCGTATTGCTTACCCCATTCAAGGGCATCTCCGAAAATAGCCTTTCTTTGACCGGTTAGAATCTCTGCTGCTTTTTCATAGACAAATGTCTCAGCAGTTTTGCTTAGTGTATCACCGCTGCGAGAACTTCCCATCAGCTTGTGAATCTCAGAGGCAGTGAAGCGAGATAGTCTCGCCTCCTGCCAAAGTTCTTCCTGTTGTGTTATTGTAATTTGCATTATTTAACAATTCTAATTAGTTCCAATACTAATGAATTTCTACCCATTCTATATGCTCTTTCAAAAGCTGTTTCTTTTTCACGTTCTTTTGGTGGATATTGGTAAAGTTTTTCTAAATCTTTTTTTGTTAATTTAATTTTCATAATAATTTCCAATTATTTTCAATCATTCATTTAGTAGCCGTCAAAATTGCAATGTTATCTGCACTTACAATGTACTTGTCAGTAACGTCAGAAATAGAACCGCCTTTTGCGATATGGTCAACTGCTTTCTTCCACAATGGATGCTTAGGTGTCATCTCCTCTTTTACTGCTTTGACTTGGTAGCCTGTTGCAGTATTCCCATCGTCATCGGTTTGATTTAAATTAAAAATAGACGCAAGAGCATAACGACGGGCATAGGTCAACGAAGATCCTTGTTGCTGAGGATTATTCAAGTCCTTCATTCTTAAAACTTGTTCACTCTGCATCCATTCGCCACTCTCAGCGTGGTAAACGGTAGTCACAAGACTATCCTCGTTTGGGTGTTGTGTAACCAGTAGACCGCATTCTATCATAATAGGGTTAATCACTTCAAGAATAGCCGATAGATCAGCGTAGTTCTTTTTAAAATGTCCATTAACAGCAGATTTCTTAACTGCTGATACTTTGGTCTGAAAGCAAAACAAGGCTTTGGTTAGGTTAGTTATTTTCTCTGATGTTTTCATAAAATTTCTTGAATTACTCTGTATAGTTCGTGTTCTTTGATATGCTCTAAGTCAACTCTAAAAGTTACCTCGTAAGGACTACTGTCTTCGTCTTTAGAAATAACCTCTTCAAATTTCTTGAAATAGTGTTCAATGATTGCGTCTTCTACTTCCATTCTATCATATATAAAAGTAAAAGAATCGTCAAAGACTACTTGAACCTCTTTGTCTTGTACATATACGTTTACTTCAACTTTCATCTTGAAACCTCCCTTATACCTTTTAACCCATCAAAGTGTTTGTTAACTTCTTCTAAAAGTTCGTTCATGGTGCATTTGTTACTTGGATGTCTTAATTTTTCAATCATCCAAACAAGGTTAACAAGGTCTCCCTCTGAATAAGTTGGTTGGCTTTCAGCAGTGCCGTTAACTTTTTCTTTAGAAAAGATGCGTTTTAGTGTTAATATAAATTTTTTCATTTTGATACCTCCTCTAATGCAGTTTTAATAACCAACATAGCCTTTGGATTGATAACGTCACCGTCAAGATACTTTCTAACGGTAGGCATAGACACGCCTGTTTGCTCAGATACTCGCTTCACGAGTCCGTGCTTTCTTTTTACTTTAATAAGATTTATGATTTCTTGTAGTTCCATGCAGCAAAGATAAAATAAATTTCATTAATAGAAAAATATTTTTCTTTATTGACAGAACTATGACGCTAAAGAGTCAGCGATATACCTACCGATTCTATCAACAAGTGTTTGTTTCATTTTATCTGTTAGAACAGGAGAAATAAAAGGTCTTGCCTTTGTGCCTTTTCTATGAATCTTTCTTGCTATTACATAAGCAAGGCTCTTAACCGATGCTGCTCGTGATTGATTTTTGGAAGTCCTTGTTTGGATTCCTTTATTTATGATCCATTGCTCAATAGATTTCTGTAGCGTTGGGTTAGATGGCGTATTTGTTCTTGTAGGTGGTCTACCGTCTTCAACCCACTTGTAATAGTCGAGCATTTTTATTTGCAGACTATAGCCTGTTTTAGTTGGTGAAATGTCAGGCTCTATCTCTGAGTAAAGTCTGCGTGATGCAAGAGATTTATTTTTTTGAAGATTAGCACGAAATTTAGAAATAAGTTCATTGCCCCAATTTTGGAGTATGCCTTGAATCCCTTTGTCACCAGCAGGATTAAAGTCGCTAAACTTTTTCCCTATGTCGTCTAAGGTTGCCACTGACGTTGTGCGTAAATATAGAAGTCTTGTAATCTATTAATCCAACCTTTGCCAAAATCTTTAAATGAAGTCAGGCTTTGAAGAAAGTGAACTCTCCAAGAGTAGCAAGATTCAAAAACCCATTTCTCACCATTACGCTCAATAAGGCTATTTAAGGCACTAATTGTGAATTGCCCTATCTTACCATCAACTTTCAAATTAAAGCCGTGAGAGTTCAAAAAACGCTGCAACTGACGTGATGAACCGCCTATTCCTGAACCCCAAGCAAAGTCTGCCCAAAATTCAGCTATTATCTGAGATTCTATTTTAGTGCAGTTTAAACCGTCCCAATATCTCTGATACACTTGAATCCACTTGTCTTTGGGCATCTTGTAAAAAGATTCAATAGACTCATTTGTAGAGCCAAAAATTCCCTTCCAGACAACCCAAGTGATTCCGCGATTCGTGTGATATCCGCTTCCGTCAGGAACTGGGTGTCTTGATGCCGTGTCAGCTTTATGCTTACTTAGACCACCTTCCCACTTTAGGATGTAGTCGATGTTAGAGAGTTCTATTCTTGCCATTGATTTCAATAAGTTTGTTGAGATACCATTGTGCTTTGAGTAAATCTTCTTGTCCATTTTTACGAGTATACCGCATAAGATACTTAATGCAGTTACCGTGTACATAACCTTTAAATGCTTCATTTGTCATTGCTGATTCGATAGCATCTATAGCCTCTACTTTACCCTGATAGTGTGCGGGATTGTTAACTATATCCATATTGCTTCAAATTCATTTAACGGCAAATCTATTAAAAAAGTGTGACCACCGGTGCAATATACCTGAGTTAATTCATAAAACTCTGACGCAGCAATGACATGATTTAGGTTTAACCAACCTTCTTCTACTATCTCAAAAGCGTCTGCATCCATTTCTAACCCCAGCTTTTTGTATATTGGATCAATGTTTTCTTCTTGGAAGACAAAGTTTACTTTTACTCTCATAGTGTTTTATAAGTGAAAGCGTTTATTTTAACGAGTTCTTGCCCTTCTTTCTTGGTTCTCTGTGGATGCAGTTCTAACCACCTACCGCCTGTAGGCTTAGGAGATGCTCCACGTTCAACGTGCCAACCGCCTTTGCCCTGATTATATTCTTCTTTGTAGGTTGCAGTTCTAATCATTAAAATGTCTCTTAACTCAACATTCAAATGAGATGTTATTCTTTCAACCGTGTATGTTAACTCATGGTCTTCGTGAACGTGTCCCATCCAAATCATGTCAGCACCTTCTACATAAGTAGACATTCTGTTAAATTGAATAGTACCCTTAGTAACTGCTCCACCGCCACCGAAGCCGTGCATATATTTTATCTTGTAGTTTACTTGTGTTCCGTGCCTTATAAAATTATAGACTATCCAACCACCGTAACCGCCTACTTCTACATTTGTACCATTCTTAGAATTTAAACCAAAAACAAATCTATCAATTACGTCTGTTTCTTGACGTTTAAGAATGTTTGTTTCATGGTTTCCGTAGCCTACAACTTTAATCAAATGAGCATAAGGAGAAAACCACTCAATTGCATCGTTTACAACCGCATCTAAATAGTTTGCTTTGTTGTGTTCAGGTCTTATGTCGTTTTTGCTTTTACGAGGATCATAAGCACCCTGCATTAAACAAAAAGTATCTCCATTAAATAAGATGTCTGCTCCTAACTCTTTGGCTTGGTCAAGATGACGTTTAAGCATATCACGGTCACATTTGGGATTATCCCAATGGATGTCAGAGATGAGTAGTACTTTTTTAGGTTTAAATTCTGCATCGAAACGGTGTACATTGTTCTTCATAGTAATATAGACAAAATCAAAACAGACCAACTTAAAATGCAAAAATC